CTATTCTTAATTCTATTAAACTTCGTGATATATCCATATGTGCATTCAACAGTTTCAAATTTATCTTTCAACTGTTTGAATAGTTTCCATCGCATAATATTCATATGTGATGCATCACGAAATATATTCTTTTTCTTTTTATCTAATTTTAATTTTCCTTCATGATAATTACTGTGACATTCCTTGCATAAAGTAATCAAATTATCAGGTCTATTTCCACCAGTTTTCCTTGATTCTAAATGATGGACTTGAAAAATTTTATTTTTACACCCTTTTTTACCTTGACATTGATGGTTGTCTCTAAATAAAACATATTCTCTTACATTCCAGAATCCAAACTGTTCACCTTGTTGATACTCAATCCCATCAATATCTAGATTTTTGATTTTTTGAATATCAAACTGTGCAGTTTCCACTATTATTTTAGAAATTGGTAATATTTGATGAATCTTGTCAATAATTTTAATATGAGAATTAATTTTTTGCTCAATGCTTGGAGCAATCCATCCTTTATGTTTTGACTTCACACGATTTAAAAATCTTGGTTTTCTATAACGAAGTCTACTTCTTCGAATTCTTCGATATTGTCTTTTAGTAGAAAGAAGATTGACTATATCATTTCTTAATTGTACTTCTGCTACAAATAATTCTTTTGTTTCTGTAGAAACAGAAATGCCAATAGTTTTAGAACCAGCATCAACACCAATAGTTATTGGTTGAACATATTCTTCTGAATCATAAAGAAGTTGAATTACAAATGGTTCATAACTAATTACTTTAGCCATTTTATCTTTAAGCAATCGTCTAACACGACCAAATCTATTTGTTGGCATTAATGGATTATTATTTTTAGAAATTACATAAATTAACAAATTAAAATCCTTTTCAGGATAAATCAGCCTTACGGCTGTAATAATGCCATCGACAATGTTGTAAAGGCTTTTTGCATCCAACACACCGCCCACGACTCATTAGGACTTTTAATATTGGACAACAGAACTACAGACTTGGCATAATATCTGTAGGTGTTATGACCCAAACAACGTAGTACTAAATATTTAAATATTTAGTACTGAGTCTAATCAGACAGAGTTTGAGTATTCAAACTCCTACTTACTAAAATAGTGAGTTTCTGATACAGTTATCCACACCATTGATCTTACAAGCCCATCATATTCTTTGAAATATTCATCAACTGCTAATCTTACACCAGGATAATTATCTATTGTATAATCGTGAAATACAATCATTCCTCCTGGTTTTAATCTAGGAAGACATAATTGAATATCTTCTTTTACTGATTTATATGTATGATCTGAATCCACAAATATCAAATCAAAATATTTTAATTTGAATTTATCAATATATTCTTTTCTATCACCTACATAATATTTTATATTTTTGTATCCAGAAATATTTTCTTTAAATTCATTTAATGTAGTCGTTCTATTCTTTTGTTCTTGTCCATCTTCTCCTGCATTAAATGTATCTATTGTATGAACTCTTTTTGCAGTAGAAGCCATTGCAACTGTAGTTCTACCTTTAAATGCACCTAATTCTAAACAAACTTTACCTCTTGATAATTCTGCTAATTTCTCGCATTCTTCTCCAAATGAATATCCATCAATTTCATTGAATGACTTCATTAAAATCCTTTAGAAAGTTGTATATTGTATTGAACTACATATCTCCAAATACCTACGTCATCTAGCCATGATAAATTTTGAAAATCTCTAATCATTTTGATAAAAGTATAATTTGTTACTGATAATGTCGTATCGTCAAATAATGATTTTAAATATTCATAAATATCAGAAACTTCGCTAGAAGATGGACTTGAAGAATATATAGAAAACTGAAAAATAATATCTTCTAAATCTGTTTTAAAAACCCAATCATGATTAACATTGATTAGATAACTGACACAGAGAGGATACAATGTATCTTGTGGAGCGTGATTAAAATAATATCTTCCACTAATTGCATTATAAAAAGAATTATGAACTGCTGGATCACCAGTTGTTGCAGTTATCTTTGTATTCACTGCTTGAAGAAAAGTTTTCATGAATAGTCTCTGACTTTAAATAACTCGACATATTTAAGTGCTTTTAATTTTATCTTTTCAATTGCCGGTCTCATATATGGTCTTGGTGCTACTGGACCCCACCCCTTATTTGTTCCAAACTCCATGGATCTTGAATAAATAGAATCTGTATATATAATTACGTTATTAGTTCCATTTTCATTTTTACTAACTTCATATTTAATTGATTTTTGGAGATCCTTGGTATCTGGAGCTGGAGGTGTATCTGGCTGACTTGACCAATGAATAGTTCCATCACCTTTTTTACTTTTCCATGGTTTAAAATCACCTGCAACCATTGATTTTTTTATATCTTCAACTGTTTCTCTTCCGATCCTATCCATAACAGTTTTAGTTCTAACATCAATATTCTTCATGACTTCTTTTGCAAACCAATGAAGTTTTGCCATTATTTCACTTCTCTCAAATCGATTTCTTTATGATGACCACAATTTCCAGGTTCATAAACAAATAATATGTCAAATGATCTTGTTCCTAATACAAATCTACCTTTTTCAGTTATTGAAAAACTAAGGACATCACAGTAAAATGTATGCGAAGATTCAACTGTAATCTTATCTGTTTTAAAAGATTCTTTTGCTATTAATCCTCTTCTTGATCCAGTTAATACACCAGATATATTCCCAACATTAGTCCATACTTCTGTAAAACCACCTAATCCATCAGAAGTTTCTGCAACTGTTTGATATGTTAATATAGTTTGTGGACCTATCACAACATGATCTTTCTATACTTTGAAATTATATTTTGAACTTCCATTGGAAATGTTGCAGAATCTTTCAACCATCTATATGCAATGTCACCCACTTTATATTCTTGTAATCCGTATGTATTATTACTATTCTTCTCATAATATAATTTTGTGAGAATTTTTATTGCCATTTTTAAATCATCTGGCATATCAACAGAAGAATAACCAGCAGTATAAGTAACAAATATATTATTAAATCCTCTGTTGAAAAAACTTATATTATGATAAATAATTCCCTTTTGATCATCGACTTCAAAATCATATTCTGCATCATATGGGATTTGTAAATAAACATAATTTGTATCAATAGTGCTTAGTCCAAACTTCTTAATTAATGAATCTGATTTATAATTTGAATAAAGACTATTTAATAATTCTGCTGCCCATCCATTTCCAACAGCATTAATTGCAGTCACCATTGCAGATAAAGTTAAATTATCAGAAAATAATAAGGTAGAATCTACAGAACCATCTCTATTTAATACAATTCCAGTTGAATTTACAGATACAGAAGCAATAGTTCCTGTATTCGTATTTGTTATTCGAATCATATCCAATGTACCTATTGCGATTCTTTGAATAGAAGTAATTGGATAGTTCCTAAGAAATAATTTTCTTGATCCTGTTCCACTATATCTTTCTAATATGTATGTCTGAGATTCAAAATTTCTTCGACATTCTTTTTGTAATTGTGCTTCAATAAAATCCCTTTGATCTAATGCTTGATTATATGCGTCAGAACTAGATGTTTGTGAGTCTGATATGATTGAAATAGAAACACTAGAATCTTCAGTAAATCCAAATAATAATCCAGCAATTGAACCAGAATTTATATATTGAATTGTATTTGAAGGAACAGTAATTGTAAATTTTCTTGTAGAAGAATCATATGATACAGTTGATACAAGTGAAAAAGCAGTATCAATTTTAGACTTTAAATGAGAAGATAATTCTGTAGAAGTATAAGTTCCAGCAGTCAATGTTAATTTTGTTGCAGATCCAGAATTATATTTAAAATATATTTCATTATTAAATGAAGAAATAACAAATGAATCTGTAATTCCTAAAAAATCTAATATTTCTTGATTTGATACAATAGCCATATTTTATCCAAATAAAAAAGGGGAATGCTATGTAAGCCATTCCCCTTATATCAGATTGACCTTCTAGGTGCGCCCGTTACATTATACGTTTTGTAACTTTTCTGTTAGGCGTAGAAGGTGCTATGAATTATAGATACATTATTTTAATTGAATTGTCAAATTTGTTACCTTTCTTTCTTTAATTCACCTTCACCACAACCATCTTCATTTATATTAACAATCGGCCAATATGTTTTAGAACTCATACTAACTGAAAATGAAGGGGTTGGAGCCAATCTTCTACACCTATGATTTGTTTGTTCATCTCCTGGTGCAATTGCAAACGTACATTTCTTACATTTAATAAAAGGCATATAATTCTCCTGTTAAGCTCTATTTTGCCATACCTTAACATAATCAACTTGAATAGTTCCAACAGATGTTCCACTAGCTTTATACATACCAATATGAGGCTGACACTTTGAATTTGATGCACTAGCTGCATTATTAAACGTGGTAGAGGTACAAACTGGAACACCATTAATAAAAAACTTAATGCTGGCTTGATTAGTACAATCAATCCTATAAATCTTCCAGTCAGTGTTAAGTACAGTTACACCAGAAGCAGCAGAAGTATCTGTAGCATTATCATCAGATTCACAACTAATCGCACCAGATCCAGCAGCTTCAAATCCTACTCTATATGCCGACCCACCATCAGCCCATGCACCCCATAAACCCCATGATGCAATTGATGCAGCAGCAGAAGGAAGAACAGAAAGTTTAATTCTTGCTTCAAAAATTACACCTTGAGCAAGAGAAAATAGCAATTCATCATTCATATGAAGAACTGCATCTTCCTTTTCTGAGTTAGCCGCTAGAGCGCATGCAATAACGCCATTTGTTTCATCTGCGACACCTGCAACGGTAGAATTTGAACTAACAATCTTTTTAGTCCATTTAACACCAGATTCAGCAGATCCAGAGGCAGGAATTGCTACATCAGCTCCAAGAAAATCATCATAAAAACAAATTGGTGCTAGTCTTCCAGTAGTTTCAAATGTACTTCCATCAAAATAAGTTAATACACCACTTGACCATTTAGCTTTTGTACTCATTTATTTACTCCTGTTCCAGCTTGCGCCGCCATATAGACGAAACAGGCTATTTAGTTTTAATATTATTTTTCTTTATCATCTTATCCTTCGGAGGAGATTCCATTTCTTTTTCTTCAACAATTACTTCTTCAATTTTTTTCTTGTCTGGAATTAATTTAATCGTACCCTGTCTTTCCAATCTATCTGCTAATGTTGACCATATAATTAAACGAGAACCAGGAGGATTACCCATCCATTCGTTAATAAATTCTACCTTCACTGGTTCTGGTTTCTTAAATTGCATCCAGTATCCTTAAATTTAATTATATAGATATTGTATGGTAAAAAATAGAGGGTGTATTTCAACCCTCTATTTAATTAATTAGATTGGATTAATCTACGATGCAGCTTAGGTTATCAGCATAACGACCATCATAAGCTTCTGCGATAATACAATAGAAGTCAGAATTAACTCCAGGAGAAGCAGCAACAATTGCTACACAATCAAACCCATTAGCCATATCAAGCATAGAGGCATCAATTTCTACGACGTAGATAGAACTTGCGGTATCTACATTAAACGTATTAGATGTAACAGCCGTCTTGACTAAGGTGTCGGAAGTTGGACTTCCGTCGTTCGTGTACATATAGTCGAAACCAAGTGCTTTTGCTCCACTAGCTGCAACATCAGTAGCCTGTAAAAAACTTATTGCGCTGCTGGAACCCGCCCAAGCACCTGAAATTACTATAAATCTAACCTTAGTATACCCCTTCAAACTGATATATTCTGCTGTGCAGGCATTTCCCGAGTAGTCGGCGGGGGTTGTAATTAAACGAGTTCTACTTACTTGAGTAAAATTTCCATTCATATCTTACTTTTCTCCTATAATTATAAATTTATTAACAGTGTGCAACGTATGCAAAATCTAACTTGGACAAACACTCTTTCCAATATTCTCTATTACCATTCGTTTTAACATGACAACTTGTGCATAAAGAAATTAAATTTGATTCATCATTATTATTTTTATCGTAATCAATATGGTGAATACTTAATAATCTAACTTCTTCTTTTTCATTAATTCCACATAATTGACAAGTTCTATTATCTCTATCTCTAATTTTTTCTTTTAATGTTCTATTAAATTCGATACCATAATCCTGGAAGGATAAACCACCTTTCCAATTTGGATTATTACACGCTTTAAAAAAATCTATTTGCCATGATGATTGACATTTTTGACTACAGAAAAAATAACCTGTTGTAGAATTGTTATATTTAAATGGAGTAATATCTTTTTGTTTTCCACAATATTCACATTCTACTATTATCTTATCACCACCTCTTTGAAATTTATCATGACATTCTTTATCACAAAACAAATTATTCTTTATCTTCATATCATAAGGTGTTTTTTCTATTTCTTTATTACACCAAGAACAATTTATTTTAATTCTTTTTTTCAATGGATGAAAATTATTTTGATGGTTAATATAACAATCTCTATCACAAAAATGATTTGGTGATTCATTAAATGAAAAATTAATAACAGAAATTTCCTTATTACACCAAGAACAATTTGTATTTTGTCTTCCTATTAAAGTTTTATATCTTCCTCTGCATTCCCAACTACAAAAGAAATTTCCTGTCTTACTACTTTCATATGTAAATTTATGAATTATTTTTTCTTTACCACAAATTTTACATTTTACCGTTACATAACTATCTTTATAATATTCATCGTGACAAATCTTATTGCAAAAGAAAACATTATTTCTTTTATATTTGCTCTGAGAAACAAACTTTTCCTTATTGCAATTAATACAATTTACTTTTACACTGTTTGCATTTAACTTATTTCTTTCTATTGTGACTTTTACCAACCAAACTTTTCTACATTCATTATTGCAGAAAAAATTACCTGTTTTATTTGAATTATATTTATACTCTTCAATCCATTTAGATTCTCCACACGTTGCACACTGAACAATTATTTTTTCACATTTTGCTGGCAATATTTATACTCCCTGTTGTATTCATCCCAACCCTGATTTAAAAAAAATCGACATAGAAACAAATTCAGGGAGATTTGCTTTCAGGAGCGACCCTATCTATGTCGATATTCACATTTTATTTATTTAGCATTATATTAATGTAATGTCAACTATCCTACCTTGTTGCTAGTGCCACGAAAGGACTACGGTAAGAAGTTGTCGCTTGGGGTGGAGTATAATAAGTAGGCCAACTGGGTTGCCCATCGACCCTCGTAGAAAACTTAAGAGTCTGTTGATCATACAGGAACATGACATGCATTGATTCAGAATACTTAATACCTGCATTATCAGTTTTACGACCGATCCAATATTGTGACCAATCGCACAGACAAATATCTCCCTTTGTCCCAACTGAACTGCAAGCGTCGTTGAACAGTAGGGGGTATCCGAATAAGGTAGCAAATGGACTTCCACTAATCCCACCGGCTGGCATCCACACAGGCACTCCAGAAGTACCAGTAGTCATATTCATAGTTGCAAGTTGAGGAAAGGTATTAGGATTGGCAACAAATACACCATTACGACCATAGAAACTTGAAACCATTTTGACTATATTTTCAAAACTGATAGTACCTGACCCTTGACCAACTTCTGCTGCTACAGTAACAAGACAGGGTGCATTGAGAATACCAAGCATTTGTCCTGCACCAGTACCACGCATTAATCCATTAGAATAAGCAAAACTAAATCCATCAGCAAATCCACGCTGAACAATAGCAGCAACTGACTGAGGCGAGTCCTCGGCCAATTCTTCTGAGATATGCGCCAAGGCACCTAGACGCTTTAGCTTCATCTGAATCTTCTTGACTTTAGGTCTTGATGCAGTATATTCGTCAAGTTCGTCCATCCAGTAAGCTTTAATTCCACCATGAACTAGACCACCAGATTGGTCAAAACTCATAAGAATAGGAACTTCAATAATATTGCTTCCCATAGGAATAGTAGTGCAACGAGGAAGCAAATCATTATTTTCTTCAATAAGAACCATTAACTGATTTCTGAATTCGGGAGGAACAAGATGTCCTGCATACTCTGCATCACCTTCAGATAGACCAGTTCCTGCTGCTTTAGCGATAGTTTCCCACTGGTCAAGTTCCTTTGACACATGACGACCAGCAGACTTATCACAACGAACAACATCCTTAAGATAGTGACCGAATGACTTAAATCCACCCTTTGCATCGTCTTCAATATTTTCATGAATAGTAATTTTAGGCATCTTCTCTTCTACTGCTGATGCTACCTTAGCTTCAATTTGACTGGTTACGGCATCCTTAAATTCAGCCATACTTTCACCAACGATTCCACTAAGAATTTCCTTTACCTTATCTTCTGTAGCCTTAACTTTTTCATCCATTGTATTTATACTTTCTCCTATTCTGTAAAATAAAAAAGGCGATAAGTCACAATGACCATCGCCTAGCTTTTGCTGTCTAAGAATTATATTATTATCTATTCATTTT